CGCTTCGCTCCATCCAGGCTACGAGACTGAAACCCCTCACTGAGCGTCCGCCATGATCGAAGTCAAGATCGACATCGCCCAACTCCAGGCCGCTTTGACGGAATTGCAAGGCAAGCTGGGTAACCCGCGGCCGGCGCTCAAGGAGATCGGCGAGGATCTGGTCGAATCCACGAAACAACGCTTCCCCGCCGGCATCGGGCCGGATGGGAAGCCGTGGGCGCCCAACCGGCCCGCCACGCTGGCCAAGTACACGCACCGGGTCAAGGGCACGATGACCAAGGACCGCAAGCGGCTGTCCAAGAAGGGCGAACGCCGCTGGGACAGCAAGCAGCCCCTGGTCGACCAGGGCACGCTCGGCGAACAAATCCATTACCGGATCGTCGGCCATGACACCCTCATCGTCGGCAGCGGCGAGGAATACGCAGCGATGCAGCAGTTCGGCGGCACGAAGGCGGAGTTCCCAAACCTCTGGGGCGACATCCCCCCGCGCCCGTTCCTCGGCCTCTCGATCGAGGACGAGATCATGATCCGCCAGACGCTGGAGTCGTGGCTACAGTAGTGGCTGGTGAGTAGTCGTAGGTCGGGCTTAAGCCCAACCTACTGTCGGCAGGCAGGCCGAAAACCGCATGGCGAGCAGCTGCCCCGTGTCGATCCGGGGCAATTCCGCCGCAATCGGGACCGACGCGGCCGCCAGAGGCTGGTCGATCAGCGCCTGTCCGGCCTCCCAGGCCTGCGCCTGCCCGGCGGTCGCCGCGATGCCAGACTCCTCCGACAGCACCGCCAGGGTCTGCTCGATCTGCTTCCGTAGCTGGGGCAGATACCACGCCAGAAAATCCGACGGCTGACCCTCGATGGCCTGCCGCACCTGGTCCGCGGCCAGATTCAGGAGCCGGACGACCTCCCGGGCGGTATCGTCCTGGATGGCCCCGCGCTCATGGGCCGCCAGCTTGACCGCCCGCTCAAACGCGGCATTCTGTTCGGCCGGGTTCACGCCGCCTCACCCTTCGATTGCCCGGCAGGCCCTTCGGCTGGCTCAGGGCAGTCGTAGGATGGGCAAAGGCCGGCAGGCAGGTACGGCGCGGAGGTGATGGGCACGCAATACTTTGCCCATCCTACGGGATTCAAAAGTTGATGATCTTCCAGCCGTAATACGCCACGCCCAGGCAGCAGATGACGAACCCGGCCAGAATCAGCCAGAAGTTGACGGAAACCACGCCCAGCAAAATCAGCACCCAGGCGGCTACATACCATTGCGCGAACGGAGTCATTGATGTCTGAAATTAAGGTTGGAATCAAGATCGAAGCTGATGGTAGCAAAGGTCAGGCGGTGCTCACCACCCTGGAAGGTTCGCTGCGGCAAGTGGGCGGCTCGGCACGGCGGGTCACCCAGGACATTGGCGCCCTGCATGCGGGCTGGGCCAGGCTCAATGATCAGTTTTCCCGCCAGGCGGCCGCCAAGGCGTGGACCGATCAACTCAGCCAGGCCAGCGCCTGAAGCAATCGATCGACACGACGACCCAGGCGGTCCAGCTGCAGGAACAAAGCCTACAAAGTTGGTTGAGTTTCGGTTCATCCCCACGGGCGTGGGGAACGGCGATTGCAGAAACTCCGTGGCTGAAATGGAGGCGGTTCATCCCCACGGGCGTGGGGAACGGCGGCATTTCAGCTCATTATTACGGATGCCGCCGGTTCATCCCCACGGGCGTGGGGAACGGTATAAGACCTGGCGCTCGACCGACGGATCGTACGGTTCATCCCCACGGGCGTGGGGAACGGAGGGAGATGTTCCCCTTGCGCTGGCCGCCCAGCGGTTCATTCCCACGGGCGTGGGGAACGGGCGTGGGGAACGGATAACCATCGCCGACTGGATATCGGCTATCGCCGGTTCATCCCCACGGGCGTGGGGAACGGTGCATATCATCGCGGCGGCGGTGCAGTTCCGCCGGTTCATCCCCACGGGCGTGGGGAACGGATGCTCGATGCCGCCATCAATGGCGACTGCGCCGGTTCATCCCCACGGGCGTGGGGAACGGGAGGACCTGCTGGCTGTCGATGGCGCCGCAACCGGTTCATCCCCACGGGCGTGGGGAACGGGGCCGAGGTGCAATTCCTTACCGCCATCGATGGGGTTCATCCCCACGGGCGTGGGGAACGGGGTAACCATCAGGGTGAAGGCCGAACCGGTGACGGTTCATCCCCACGGGCGTGGGGAACGGGGTGAACCAGAATGATCAAGCCGTCATCCGCGCGGTTCATCCCCACGGGCGTGGGGAACGGGTTGAACCAATGCATCCAGTTCAGGGCTAGTTCGGTTCATCCCCACGGGCGTGGGGAACGGGGAGGGCGATTGATCATGACCGACAACATCATCGGTTCATCCCCACGGGCGTGGGGAACGGTACTGTTCCCACAGCACGGGGTTGATTTTGGCCGGTTCATCCCCACGGGCGTGGGGAACGGAGCCCCAGCATCAGCGCCGGGTCCAATTTGTACGGTTCATCCCCACGGGCGTGGGGAACGGCCCCATACGCACCGGGCCGCCTATACCCGCGCCGGTTCATCCCCACGGGCGTGGGGAACGGCTTGACGGGGGGTGCGTCCGCCTCGGAGAAGGCGGTTCATCCCCACGGGCGTGGGGAACGGGTTCGCCGGAATGACCCCTGGCGGCGCGGCTACGGTTCATCCCCACGGGCGTGGGGAACGGTGGGAAGTGTTCGAGCGGTTGGAAGATTGCTACGGTTCATCCCCACGGGCGTGGGGAACGGGGGCCATGGATTGAGACCGACCCACACCCTGCTGGTTCATCCCCACGGGCGTGGGGAACGGAGGACGGCCAGCGCCACCAGGACATAGGTACGCGGTTCATCCCCACGGGCGTGGGGAACGGGGATAAATGGCTATCGCGGTCATGGCGCATGGCGGTTCATCCCCACGGGCGTGGGGAACGGCAGCCAGGCCGGCGGCTGGTATTCCCGCATCTCCGGTTCATCCCCACGGGCGTGGGGAACGGGGCTGCCCGCCATCCGGAGCCGGCGCGGACAGCGGTTCATCCCCACGGGCGTGGGGAACGGGCCCTCATGGATTCCTCAAGACCAGACTGAATCGGTTCATCCCCACGGGCGTGGGGAACGGTGCTGTGAATTCAACTTACGGATTGCCTCGATCGGTTCATCCCCACGGGCGTGGGGAACGGGCGACTGCCGCGGCCGTAACCGGTAGGGAGGTCGGTTCATCCCCACGGGCGTGGGGAACGGAAATGCCCGACCAATTTCGGGTGGCGCCTAATCGGTTCATCCCCACGGGCGTGGGGAACGGTGCTTGACCAGAAAGGCCGCTACACACAGCACCGGTTCATCCCCACGGGCGTGGGGAACGGCTGCCCAAACACACGGCGGTGATTTCGAGGTACGGTTCATCCCCACGGGCGTGGGGAACGGATGACGCCAACGGCCCCGGCAGGTGATCGAACCGGTTCATCCCCACGGGCGTGGGGAACTGCTGGGTGAAATTGGCGGTGTAGCGGGCAACGCCGGTTCATCCCCACGGGCGTGGGGAACGGCCGGGCAGGATGTTACCCAGTTGGATGGCCTGCGGTTCATCCCCACGGGCGTGGGGAACGGTATCGCATTCGTGCGGTCAGGGACCTACAGGGCGGTTCATCCCCACGGGCGTGGGGAACGGTTGACGGCGGCCTTGGCCTGCTGCTTCTGGAACGGTTCATCCCCACGGGCGTGGGGAACGGTCTGGCGCCCTCCACATGCCCATCTCCATCACCGGTTCATCCCCACGGGCGTGGGGAACGGTGTTCGGCGTCCTGCTCGGCGAAGCTCTTGCCCGGTTCATCCCCACGGGCGTGGGGAACGGGGTTATGCGTTCGATACCACCTATACCCCGATCGGTTCATCCCCACGGGCGTGGGGAACGGCGCCATCGCGTAATCCACCCGGAGGTTCGTGCCGGTTCATCCCCACGGGCGTGGGGAACGGGCGGCGGAGTAGGCCCGGTCGACCGTGGCGATCGGTTCATCCCCACGGGCGTGGGGAACGGGTACCGTCGCCGTTGAACAGGCAGGAGTCCTCCGGTTCATCCCCACGGGCGTGGGGAACGGGGCTCTGCAAAAAGCGGCTTTGCCATCAATAGTGGTTCATCCCCACGGGCGTGGGGAACGGAGCTCGTATCGCGACAAGCGGCGTTGGATATACGGTTCATCCCCACGGGCGTGGGGAACGGAATCTGGGAGTTCGCGATGCGCTCAAAAAAGGCGGTTCATCCCCACGGGCGTGGGGAACGGGTTGCATTCAAGGGTATTTGCAGGGTCAGTCCCGGTTCATCCCCACGGGCGTGGGGAACGGTCGGGGGCCGGCGCCGTCAGGGGCTCGCCGATCGGTTCATCCCCACGGGCGTGGGGAACGGGTTTTATTGATTGGAGAGACTAGAACATGGCGCGGTTCATCCCCACGGGCGTGGGGAACGGGGTCTACAGCCGATGATTCGGGATGATTTAAGCCGGTTCATCCCCACGGGCGTGGGGAACGGGAGCAGCGAAAGTTTGTAGCCGTAGGGCACGACGGTTCATCCCCACGGGCGTGGGGAACGGTCGGCCCAGAATTGAGATATCTGCTCCTGCTGCGGTTCATCCCCACGGGCGTGGGGAACGGAACTCTAGGGTGGGCACCACCAGCAGGACGTCCGGTTCATCCCCACGGGCGTGGGGAACGGCTGGTATCCAGGGACCAGGAAAGCAAGGCCAGCTTCGAGCGGTTTGGCGTGGACGTGTCGGATATCCATTTTTCCAAGTGGATGACGTTCCTGACCTCCATCATCTGCGCCATTTGGGGCTTCAGCCCGGAAGAGCTAAATTTCGAATCCTTCACCTCCGGCCGGTCTCCGCTGGCGGGGTCCGATACGTCGGAAAAGCTGGCGGACGCCAAGGAAAAAGGGCTCAAACCGATTCTGTATTACTACGAATCTCTATTCACCGATTACGTCCTGAGCGCGTTCGATGCCAGGTATGTCTTTCGCTGGACGGGCTTGGACGACGACGACCGCGTCGAAAAGCAAGAGCGCCAAAAGCTGGTGCTGACCGTCAACGAAATGCGCGCCATGGATAACCTGGAGGCGTTGGACGGGCCGTTGGGCGATGCGCCGCTCAATCCGTCGCTGATGTCGGTCTACCTGCAGACTCTTCAGGCGCCGCAAGGACAGCAGGATTTCGGTCAGGTGGGCGACGGCGGCGCGGATAGACAGGACGAGAGCCGAGAGAAGCCCGACTTCGGGCAAGGCGGCGCGGATTTCGGTAAGGACGACGAAGCTCAGCCGGATTTCGGAGACGGCGAGACGGATTTCGGGAAAAGCCTGGGTAGCGGCAACCCTTATCACGATGATCGCGGGCGGTTTACGTCCATTTTCTCTCGCGTTCGACAGGCGGACGATCGGCGCGGCAAAACGCACGCAGTAGCGGCGTTAACGCCAGAGTACGTTGAACGCATGTCTAAAGCCGTGGCGGATTTGCTTGTGACTACGCCGGCTGTCGTGTTGCCTACAGGCGCGGATAAAGCGAACAGGAAAAATGCACTGCAAGCCGCGCGGACCTTAGCCGGAAAGATGCGGGATCATGGACTGGCGATTCGCAATCGCGGTAGCGGAGCGCTTATCGAGCTATCTCGAACCGGGTTGCAACATGCCGGTTCCATGTCGGGGGATATTCGTTGCGCCTTGCTTATGTATAAGCTTCCAACGGCTTTGGCGCGGGCTGTGTATTTCAAATCGGAAAAGCCCGATCCGAGGAAAACGGGTAATCAGCGCTTGGCGGCTTATCACAAGTTTGCTGTTCCAATCCGTCATCATGGCGCATTGGCTTTGGCCATCATGCATGTTGAGGAAGACAACAGGGGGCATTTCTACTATGACGCCACACTGACGCCCGAGATAAAAAGGCTCGGTGGTAAACCTCCAGGTGCTGACGCCATGATGGACATGGCCGGAAGCCTGGCCCTAGACCGAGCCTATTACGAGCATATCAAACGCTATCTCGAAGTCAAGCCGGGTCTGGGAGAGATCCACACGTTCTTCCGTAAATCGTTCATGCCGGATGCGGCGCATGGCTTGGGCAAAGCGCTCCCGGTCGAGAACGAGTCTCCCACGCTGGATTTTGGTACGGTGCGCGACATCCCCCACGTGTATACCTTTGAGTAACCACCCGCCATGACGAGTTTTGCCCTGTTCCTGGAACCCATCGCTGGATCGAGCGTCGAGCGCTGCTGCGCCGAGGCGGCGGCCATGGCCGACCGGCTGGGAGTCGCGGTGTGCTTCGACTTCAACGGCATCTTCTGCGCGGCCTGGCCGGGCGCTGGCGGGGACGCGCTCGCGGCGCGACTGACCGCCGAACTGCGCCGCGAACGCGGCGACGACTGTATGGCGACACTGCATTGAACGCGCCGCGCGCCATTAAGCCCGCATCTCCCGCGCCGGGCGGCGTCGCGCCGGGCGACGAGTTGTATTTCCATCACCCCGAACATGGCCCCCTGTGCGGCCGGGTCGCGGCCCTGGGCGAGCACGGCGTGCGGATCGAGCATACGTTGGCGGGCGAGGAACGCTATTTCAGGGTGCCATGGGAACAGGTTCATGGTCACAAGGCCCGCGCCGAGCGCCGCTTCGTATTGGTGGATCGTGGCGAGGACGGCGCCATCGCCGAGGACGAGGATGGCCGGCGGGTGTTCATCCGGGGCGAGATTCCAGAGGACGACGGCCGCGAACCGCTGGTCAAGGCCCTGCCGGTCGAGCCACTGGAGCCGCCACTGTCGTTGCGCGACCGCGCGGCTATCGACACCGCCCTGATGGCGGCCGGCTTCGAACCGTCCCTGGACTATATCCGCGCCACTTACGGCGAGCACTGGTCGAGGCTGGAACCGCCGCCATTGCCGGAAGCCTACGACGACGCGCCGTTGCGGCAGGCGCTGGAAGAGACCTCCGCCGCGCTGGCGGCTCTGCGCTCCGAGATGGCGGCCCGGTGACGCTGGATCGCCAGGAGCAGCTCGCGCGCCAATCCGGGTAAAGGCATATTTTTAGGAATGTGAAATACTGAGTTGATGGCAACGAGGAAATAATATGGCACGACAAATAACCTATTCAGGAACCTATTCCGGCAGCAAGATTATTACAGTATCCCGCATTGATCCGCCCTTCACGATCACGCTTTCTCCGGGCTCCGGGAATGTATCCCGCTGCGAAATCAAATCAGGCGGCAAATGGTTCGCTTGGCCGGCGGGCGATGTGTCTGAGCCAATGCGCGATGTGCAGTACGGGCACATCGAAGAGGTGAAATTTACCCGCGTCAGCGGGTCATCCGACGATACCTATGAGGTGGTGGCATGAGCGGCTGGGGGAGCGAGCGCATTGCTCGCCGAGCATTCGCAAAATCCAATTCCTTGACGCCTGCCTGGATTGCTACGGGCAACTGGGCGGCGGCGGTCGGGCAGGAGTTCTACGCTGAGGTCGGAGGGAGGAATCTGATTGTCCCCGCCAATCGCGACATCGTCTTGCCGGTATCTCCGACGCCAGGGGCGGACTACGCGATCTGGTTAAGCCCGAACGGGTTTGTGCAGGCCTCGTCCAATTTCGTGACGCCGCCGAATACATCGGTGGACCGAAAGATCGGCGGATTTCATTACGCGCCTGGCGGCAATGCACCGGGGCGGGCGGGTGGCAATACCACGCCCGCCATCAATCCATACTCGATGTGGGACCTCACTTTCCGGCCCGCCTGTCCGGACCCGCGCGGAATGACGCTGGTGGCGGATAGTTTTTGGTGCGATATCTATATGCTCGGCGTGAATTACCTCGTCAACGGTACGAGTGCCTACAACGTCACAATCGCGGATGGTGCGTCTCCGCCAAAAATAAGCACGAAGTTTGGTGGCGACGGCACGTCCGTTTATGCGGACGGCTCCTGGCACAACATGGGGGAAGCGCTCAAGCACTGGGGTAAACGGCATCCGACCTATGCGGAGGCCGAGGCAGCATTTTATGGTACGACTGAGGCGTCGTCTCTTGGATCGGATCCAGGATCCACTGTCCTCAACGCGCCATACACTTCTAAATGGGGTGTGATCCAATCGACTGGCGTTATGTGGATATGGGGGTCCGATTTCGGCGGTGGTGCTGCTGGCGCGTCATGGTCTGCGAATACGGGCGGCCGAGGCAGCACATATCAGGCCGCGAACGCCGCGTTGCTGGCGGGCAACTGGATCCACGGGGGCCTCTCCGGGTCCGGCTGCTCGATCTGGAACCACTCGCCCGCGTACTGGGACAGCCACATCGGGGCGCGGGGCGTCTGTGACCACATGAGACGTGATTGAGCTGGGCGATAGCCCAGCTCGACGCGATTTTTTTGGATGGAAGGCTAGATGAAACCCGTCGCGGACGCTGTTCAGTCCTATGACCAAATGGCCATCGTCGAAAAATACGAGGCCGTCATCGCCTATCTTTACCCGATCGCGCAGTCGATGCCTCGGAAGCACGGTATGGCGAGGGACATGTTTTTGCGATGCTTGCTCGGACAGCCCGATCTCTTTTATCAGGCCGGAAAATCCAATCAGGTATCGAGGATTTATGCCGCAGATGCAGGCCTTGCGAATCTGCGGTTCTGGTTGCGGTTTTTGGTCAGGCCAAGTCTCCGGGGCATAACTCCCCACCAGCACAAAGTGGCTTTAATCATGCTTTCGGAGGTGGGGGCTATGGTAGGTGCGTGGCTGGCCAAACAGCGCAAGGGGCAAACCGGGCAATGACGCCGCGTTTCTGGCGGGCGCCTGGAACAACGGGGGCCTCTCCGGGTCCGGCTGCTCGATCTGGAACTACTCGCCCGCGAACTCGAACAACAACATCGGGGCGCGGGGCGTCTGTGACGACATCGCTTCACCGTTCTGCCGGTGTCACGGCTCGGCAGGCAGGCCATCTTCGCCAATGTTTACGGTGGCGCTTGCGATCGGTTTCTGCATATTGCCCTGGGTGAGCGGCATTGGGCACGCTACATGGATGACGTCGTTGTGCTGGGCCATGACCCGGTTCATCTCCGAGCCGTATTCGAGCGGTTGCGCGACTTCTCTGCAGAGGCCCTAGCGCTTTCCGTCAGCAAATGGCAGGTGGCGCCAGTGAACCACGGCATCAACTTCTTGGGGTATCGGATCTGGCCTCGCCACAAACTGCTCCGGAAGGATTCCGTAATCCGCGCCAAGCGCAGGGTCGCTACTCTCCTCAAGCGTAACGACATCGCGTCGCTCGACCGGTTCATCGCATCATGGTCAGGCCATGCTCGATGGGCCGACACCCATCACTTGTTCGAATCATTGGAGATCTGCTATGCCAAAAACCAGTATTAACACGCGCGCAGACCTGGATGCCATCGCGGGCTCACCGGAGCACGCCGAGTTTATGGCGTTTCTAGCCGGATCGCTGTGGCGATTGGAGCGGGACGATGCAAGCCAGACCTGGGTGGCCGTCGCGGATGACTCGACAATCGGGCGGTACGGATTTGTCCGCAGCGATTTTCCTCATGCATCGCCGCCTGAGTTGCCGGTTTTGGTGCCGGCTGTTCTGCATATGCCGCAGCAAACCGTCTCGCGTTTCCAAGCCAAGGCGGCATTGAGCAATGCCGGTCTGCTGGCCCAGGTTGAAACCTTGATGTCGGACCCGGCAATCAATCCGATTGCGCGCCTGGCGTGGTCGGATGCGCAAGAGTTTCACCGTGCCAGTCCTACGGTCGCCGCCATGGCACAGGCGCTGGGGCTGTCCGCTGCGCAGCTCGATGCGCTGTTTGCCGCGGCGGCTGAGATTACTGCATAACCCACTGGAATACCGCGTGCTGGCCAACCAAGGCGAGGCCAGAGACGAGATTCACGAGTTTCAGCTCGCCGAGAACCCACCCTCTCGATTGGTGACGCTCGGGATGACGCTGGAAGAATTGGACGCGCTGCTGGCAGAGTTGGCCTCTTAGGTTCAATCGTGACAGCACAATTCCGGAAAACGAGGAACCCATCGTGCCAAAACCCATCCCTATTCTGTTCGTCAAGTCCGACCTTGCCAACCGCCCCGGCCTGTCGTTGCAAGACGTAACGGACAAGGCCGGTCATCGAACCAAGCGCTGGAAACGCACGGCGCAAGAGTTGAAATCCACGAGGTCGGCGAAGAAGCAAGCCGAAACTCAAACAGCCGCGTCGCGCGATCCGGACCCGGAAGACCGGCGCGGTTCGGCGCGCGGCTATGGCACGCACGACCTGCAAGTCGGCGGCCGCGTCAAGTTCAAGGCCGGCGAGCACGAGGGCAAAGGCACGATTACCGCCATCGGCAAGGATGGCGTGACGATCAAGGATGCCGAGGGCCGCGAGCATGGTATTCACCATCACGAGCTGACGCATTATGCGTCCAGCGACGAACAGAAACGAGGCGGTAAGCCACAACCAGATGGCGGCGAGGAAGGGCAGGCGGAACCGCGCGAGCCGAAAAAAGCAAACGACAGGGCTAAGGCAAGCGAATCCAAGGAAATCCTATCCTAAACTCCGGCGTCGGAACGCTGAAGACCACGGACGCGCCTAAAAATCGTGACGCCATACTCCGGGCGAACCCTTCGCCTGGAGTATGCCATGCTGCCCTTCCGCTATCTTGCCTCACTGACCTTGTGGCTCGCCCTCTGGATTCCGTTCTACCTGCTGGGCTTTCTGGCGGGCTGGGCCGGATTGCTTTTCTGTACTCGCGAGTCTGAACATTTGCCGTGGCTCTGGTGGCCCTGGGACAACTCGCATGGCATCAATGGCACGCTGAATGGGAATAATCCGAAGTGGGTGGTTATCTGCAATCCTGAAATCAAAGATTTTCCTGTCTATGAACAGGGGAACTACCTGCGCTGGCTGATCGAGAGTAAGGCCGGGAAAGAGCGCGCCTATCGCAAGCGCTGGATTTGGCTGTTCTGGCGCAATCCAGTCTCCAACCTGAGCCTGTACCCGATGGGCGTAAGCGTCACCCGGCCGGTACGGCGCTCTACGCGGTTGCATGAGTTCGGAATCATGACCGAGCGGGTTACCGCGGGGTGGCCATGGTTCTATTCGGTCCTCATACCCTATAACGCGCGGCGCGGATTCTACTTCGGCTTTGGCTGGAAATTGCTGGATATTGAACCGACGACCAGACGCGCGCGGTTCATATTCCGCATCAGCCCCTACCGCGAATTGTCGTGACTGCATGATACGGGCATGGAAACACACGCCAGCTACCATCCTGTCCTGTTCGATCTGGGACTGCTATCGGCCTCGCAAACCGATAGCGCCCTGGAAGCCATCTACAAGGCCCAATCCGATGAACCGATAGAACAGTCGGACATCTGGGAGCCGCATCATTCCGCGTTTTTGCGCGATTTGATCGAGCGCTGCACGCAGCACGGACTAAATCGCATCGACGCCATACGCACCGAATTGTCGGCCTGGGCGTCCGGCGAGCGGCATTCCGGCACAGGCGAACGCCTGACCCGCCCCGGCCTGCATCCGCGCTGGTCGCCGGACGAATTGAATCTGGTCCGGCTCTACCTGCAACACCTGCCGCCATCCGAATGGACGCTGGAGGATTGGATGCTGGCCACCGAAGCGGCGTTTCAGCAGCACCTGCCAGCCGAATTCGCGTGGGAGGAGGCCGATTGGCTGACCAAGCGCGCGGTGACTCTGGGCCGGGTCGCGGCGCAACTGCCCGAGATCAATGAACGGCTGGCGCAAGCCATCGTCGACGCGGATACCATGCCCACGCCTTACGAGCGAGCGCTACAGTCCGCCGTGACCTATGGCCGCGCGCGAGCCGCCGAAAATATCACGCAAGCCTCCGATAGTCTAAGGCATCGCATCAAGCGAGTGCTGATCGACCATGCCGAAGCCGAAGCCCTGAACGCGCCGCCGCAAAACCTGCAACAAAAACTCATGGACGCTTGCGGCGAGGCCAACCGCGATTGGCGCAAGATCGCGGTGACAGAAGCGGTTGAAATGCATAATCAAGGCATGGTGGCCGCACAAACGCCCGGCACGGTCCTGCGGCGCTTTGAGCAATACCGCAACGTCTGCGCCTGGTGCGCGAAGATCCACGGGCTGGAAGTCACGGTGGTTCCGGCTGATCAGCCATTCAAGGATGGCGAGAAGATGGTGTGGGTCGGAAAAACCAATCTGGGACGGTCGGCCGCGCCACGCAAGCGCGTGGGACAGTATCTAGTCCCGCGCGAACCGGACGAGCGGTACTGGCCCGCGGCCGGCGCGCAGCACCCGCATTGCCGGGGTGGTTGGACTGTAGTCAAGCAAATCAAAGGTTCCGGCGATGATGAATTCGACGCATGGGTTCGCGCCAAACTGGCCGAGGTCAAGTGATGTCCGCCCGGTTGCTGTTGTTCAAGGCGTGCGCGCCTGGGCGGTATTCATGTCAGGTGTTTGTACCGAACGAAATCTAAAACTCATCAATAGCCACGACTATGAACGCATTTCCTCTCCTATTCCTATCTAAGTCCCTCGTCCCCTCCCACACACGCCGCCTGAAAACCGGCAAGGTGGTCCGGGTCAGGCAATACAGCAACAAAGTCACCAAGCGGCCGGATGACGATGGGACGCTGGATATGTTTTCGGACAGTACCGAGGATAATACGGGCTTGTTTGGTGAATCTGCCAGAGCCGAACCCCGCAAAGACCTGATAGCCGAACACAAGCGCCTGGTGGACGTGTTGGATTCGCCCAGCCATGCCGATGACAAGGCGGAAGCGAAACGGCAGCGGGAGGAGTTGGATGAGTATGAGTCGAAAGATAACGACAATCGGCGCATCAAGGCATTGATGGCGCGCGCTAAAGCGCTTGGGCTCAGTGGCGGCGGTCCTGGTCTTCACGCTTCCTTGATGGGCTATCTGGACGGCAAGAATCCCGCCGGCGTCGTCATGGACAGGGAGGTCGGTATTGCCGGACTTGAGCAAATGTTGGAGGCGTCCGAGGCCAAGTCGAAAATACCCAAGATTGTCGCCGTCCACAGCCGCCCCAGCGGTATCCCGAAAGATGGTGCGGGGGGCCGTGCAACGCAAAAACAAATCACCTACGCCCTCTCCCTCCTCGCCAAGAAGGGCTATTCCACCAGGTACATGGACGCCAGCTTCAAGAAGCTCGGTTGCAGGATGCGCGAGCGTTCAGGACTTGTCTCAGAGTGGCTTGCCGGTATGACCATGGCGCAAGCCTCGGAATTGATTGATACCCTCAAGTCCTGAGGGCCAAGCTAGAGCACCTTGCTGGGCGTGGTCGGCATCCATGCCTCCTTCGCGAAAGCTGGTCGTGACACTACCCTTGCCCCCATTCACCCGACCGCCCAGGAGCGCACCTCATGACGACCCCCTACAAACCCAGCGAGAATTACCCCGGCTTTGACCGAGACCTAGACTTGGATGGCGTCCAGGTCAAGAATGTAGGCGACCCGACCGACGATCAGGACGTGGCCACCAAAGCCTACGTTGATCCGCTGATGCGGAAGGCCGTTGTCATCCTGACCGCCGCCGAAATCAAGGCGCTGAACGCCACTCCCAAAACCTTAATTGCCGCACCCGGAGCGGGCCAAACCCTGGTGGTCGAGCGCTGCGTATTCAGGTTCCTGTGGGGTACGATTCAGTACACGGGCGGTTCGGCCTTATCGGTGATCCATAGTGGCGGTTCGACCAACCTGCTGGCCGGCACGCTGGCTGCGTCGTTCCTGACCACGCCGACCGCCGCCGTAACGGACGACGCCATCCTGGCCGGGCTGGGTACGCAACTGTCCGCGCCGCAAGCCACAGCCGTGAAGCTCAAGGCCGCCGGGGCCGAATTCGCTACCGGCGACTCCACGCTGGAAGTCAGCTTGTTCTACAGGCTGATTCCGGCCACGGCGTAAACCTCTCCACCTTGGAGCCACCCTTCAAGCCGCCTCCGGGCGGCTTTTTTTGGTGAATGGTACACTGAGCGCACTGGGCGGCGACGACGAATCGCGGCCCAGCACTTCATCAATCGCAACCTAAACAGGAGGCTACGCGATGCCCAAACAGATTACCCAAAATCCGCCCATTGCCGCAACCGTTTGAACTACTTGTTAGGCTTTGTCATGAATTGGAATAGAGAAAATGCCTTAAAAAATCAAAAGGCCAGAACCAGAGATGGGCGCGATGTTTTTAATATTCGAGAAGCTTTGCTTGATGGGAGATCTGTACTTATAGGAGATGTCGCAACCATAAAACGAGATTCATACAAGAAAGTAAGAATAATACCGATTGAATCCCATTACTGGGAAGATGGAGGATTAGGTAGGCATAGTGGAGACGATCTTATTGATGCCTAATGCATAATCGGCTTCACTATTGAAGCCTAACGCCAAAGCCAGAAAAAAGCGCTAAAACCGCTGACATCCCTCCTGTCGTGACTTCACACTAGGCGCATCTTCTCCACGGTGCGCCCATGTCCAAACGCTCTCGCAAATTTCTGTACGTTCGCCTCGACACGCTGGCCAAGGGCGGCCAAGGCTCGGGGAATTTTCATCATAAAGTCCGGAAGGGGAAACGCGGCGGGAGCGAGCCGGATGATAATGCTCGGCTGATCGAAAAGACGTTAAAGACACACGCCTTACCGTGGCGGTATCTTGAGTTCTCCGAGGCGGCCTGGAGACAAGAGTTTCCCGATGGCGAAGTAAAAACGCCGATAGGCGTGGTCAAGCTGGGTGACCGTCAGCACGAGAAATTGCGCGATCTTGGAAGGAGCCGGTATTTCGGACTGATACGGCCCACGCTAGAAAATCCAACCTATGCGATTGCGACGCTGGAAACCGATGAACGGATGGCTGACCGAAAGTCGGCGGGGGAAGCGACTGGCCGCGCCTCAAAACTGGAATTTATTCGGGCATTTATCAAGCCGGACGGGGAGCATCAAGGCTTCCTGTGCGTCACCATAGGGCGGGATGCCCTGGAAATTTCAGTCAGTTCAGGGCCACGGCGAGTGGGCGAATTAGCGAAGAAGGTAAAGAGGGGCGCTATCCTCTTGAAACTGCCTAGACAAGATCAGCCGCAAACCTTGGGAGTGGAGGATAGCTACGCGAAGGCGGCTACGTATTCACAGTTTACCGATTCGCTTTTGAAAAGCAACCCGGACGCCCTGGCGCTGGATATTCTCGCCAAGGCCGAGCAACTGGGCCTGTTCGACATTCCCGTGCCGGTCAAAACGTTCGTCCGCAAGGATGGCACAGTGGTGCCGGGACACGTGGCCACGCGCAAAAAGCGCATCGCGCCCAAGGGCAAACAACCGGATTTGTTCGGCGACCCCCAGCCGCGGGGCGAAGCCGTCAAGCTGGGCCGACTCGGGCACTTCATCGAGCGACACGGCGGATATGCGCGGTTGCAGGCCACCTTGAACGGTTTCTCCAGCGCGCAACGCGACACGTTGCTGGACGCCATGGCCAAGCTGTCCGGCAAACCCCACGCGGAAATCGTTGACCTTCTGGCCAACGGCGCCAAGCATGAAATGCCGACCGCCGCGCATGACAACCAGGGCCGCGATTTGGACGCCACGCGGCGCGCCGTTTACGCCGAGAAAGAACGTCACGACCAGGGTCGCGAAGCCAGCCATCGCGCCTTCGAGCGCGAGATCGAGGCAACGCCGCTGGCGGACTGGACCGAGTTCGAGGGTATCCAGGTGTTGCGCTCCGGAAATTCCCGGTATGTGGGCGTGCCGGCCAGGGATAAACCGACGGCCGCCACGTTCCATATTATCGATACCGAACGGCGCGAACCCGTTGTTCAGGTCAAGCGCGATGAGGTCCGTTCCTGGCTCTGGCGGGCGGCGAAAGCCGAACGAGAAGAGCATGAATTTCTAAATGACGAAAAGCCAAAAGAACCCTTGCGCTTTGACTATCCGTCGCTGGTCGATGATGAACAGCGCAAACGCTTGGAATCGTGGCATGCGGCCGGCGCTGACCCCGAAACTAGACCGGCTGAACGCGGGATTTACTTGCCTGGCATGTCGGTCGGTAAGCTGGAACGACTGTTACAGAAAGATTCACTGACCGCGCAGGACAAGGAATCACTCAAGGATTACAAATACCTGTTACTGGCACAGCCGAATGATGCGGCTGAAAAAGGCTTCATGGTGCATGTCCAGGGTGACAAGGGCGGGTTCCTCGCGCCGAAAAACAAGTTTTGGCTGACGAACATTGATCATGCGCTTGAGGGTAAGGCCAAGACCGAACCCGAGGGCGGGCGCTGGCATCGGGTGACGCCGGAAAAAAAGCCCGAATTTCAAGCTACTCACGAACTACCTGATGGCACTCAAGTTGTGGCCAATACCGACGAGCCGGGCGTCTGGGTGGATGCGCGCGGCGACGAGTACGAGAGCGACGAGGCGTATCCGCTCCATGCCCCACGAGAAGGCGACCGCAACGCCGAAGGCTTGGTGTTCCATAATGGGCGCTGGCATCGGGAGGATGGGGTAGAGCCGCAAGACCGCGAGTCTTCCGAGCCCAACGCCTTGGGTACGGCCGCCGCATTCTCGGACGACGACCCCAATTCGCCAGACTACCGCTACCGGGATACCGGGTACGTTGCCGGGTCGCGGAAGGAGCAGGCTGCGATTTTCATTCGCGCCGAGGCGCGCAAGGGCGCGAGATTGCGCGCCACGGATATTGACTGGCAGGCCATCGAAACCAATCCGCGCGAGGCGAAGGAACTCATTATCAAGTCCAACCTGTTCGGCGCGGTCGATTGGGACGCGCTCAAGGCCGGCGGCATGGAGCCTGGCGCTGGCTTCCTGGTGGATCGCGTCTATGCCAGCATCGCCACGGAACCCGCCGAGGATAGTCCGCAAGCGCGCCACGATTACGCGATTGGACTGGAATCGCTGCGGGATCGGCTGGAACGATGCAAGACTCCGGACGAGGTGACGACAGTCCTGGACGATATCCGGTCGGAGTATGACGGCTATCTGTTCAACGCGGATGAGCAGGCCAGACATGACCGCGCGTCGGCCATTGCCAAACGGCTTTCCGATCGGTATTGGACGCTCAGGAAAGAGCGGGAAACCATTATTAAGGCGGCTGTCGATCTAAGGGACCAGATAGACCGACTGAAGCGGGACCAGGACCAGCGCATCGATCGCAAGCGGAAGCCCGATCCCAATATCGAACAGCGCATCGCCGAACTCAAGCCGGAGCATGATGCCGCGCTGCAAGCAATCAACGATTGGGATGACGCGCATCCGGAAATGCAAGAGGCGTGGGGGAGCGCTGCCGTGGGTAGCAGCTTGCGCTCCGAGGTCAATGCGGCCTGGGAGGCCGCATCGGATATCAAGGCTGCATCGTTGGCGCGCAATCGGTCGGAAAACCCCTTGCACCGCGCTTGGGCCTTGATGGGGCCAAAATTCGCGAGCATCATGAGATGGCGTCGCCACGACGGGTCGGTTACGTTCCAGGGCCACGTGACGGCGGCGAAAACCGGCAAGATCAAGGACTGGTCGTGGGCGGAAAAAGACCGCGCCACGATGCCCAGGATGGGCCGGCAAAAGGTCCGGTTCCAGCTTCGGGTGGTCGAAAAATTTACCCGGGTCGGCGGCCGGCCGGTGGCGGCGGATTCTACCGCCATACTGAAAAATCAATTCAATCTGCGCGAGGTCCAGTCGGGCAACTGGGTGTTGTCCGATCCCGAGTCGGCGGCGTTTCATGTCCAGCGTTCCGCCGAAGCCCTAAGCGATTTGGCGGACCTGATGCAAATATCCGATGACGCCGTATCGGTCAACGGTCGGGTGGCGCTGGCCTTTGGCGCGCGCGGCAGGGGCAGCGCCGGATTTGGCGGTGCGGCCCGAGCGCATTACGAACCGGTGCAGCGCGTCATCAATATCACCAAAATGGGCGGCGGCGGCTGTCTCGCGCACGAGCTGTTTCATGCGATAGACAACCTGACGAGCGAATGCGAGACCGGGAAAGCGTCCGGAGCGGATGATTTCATCACGGAAAACCCGGACTTGTTGCCGGATGGCAGGCTCAAGGATGCCGTGCTGGGGTTCCGCCAAGCGATGCTTGCCGGACAGCATCGCCTGTATGTGAAAATCAAATACAGCGAGAAGGATGTCAGGATTGCCCGCTACAACCTGGATCGGGACAAGCCATCGCCCATCGCCGCCATGATCAAGTCCGCGCCGGATTTGGAAACCGCGTTGCGGCAATTGGACGATCATTACTTCGCCAGGGGCGGATGGGAAGGACCCCACCGAAAACGTACCGCCAAGAACCGTGAAGGCTGGCGCAAGATTGCGGCGGCCTGGCATGATGGCATGCAGGTATCGGGCGGAGTGGCCAAGGTCAGGGCGGGGCCGCCCATGTCGTCCTATGCCTACGAGGCTCAGTTGATCGATGAGGGCGACTACGGAAAGTATTGGTCGTCCACGCATGAACTCGCGTCCCGGGCGTTTCAGGCATGGTGCGAGGATCGGCTGTCCGAATTGGGGCGCAGGAACGATTACTTGTCCGCCAATGCCGACAACAAATACTACAAAACCCCGGCCTTCGGGGAATGCAAGCCCTTCCCCGAAGGCGACGAGCGGATGCGCATCAATGCCGCGATAGACCGTCTGGTGGAAGCCATTCGCGATAGCGGTTCGCTGTATAAGGCGTTCTTTGACTTAGCCCGTTGACGGTATAATAGGCGCACTGCCCACTAGCTACGAACTGGTGGGCAGCACTTCACCGATCGCAACCTAAACAGGAGGCTACGCGATGCCCAAACAGATTACCCAAAATCCGTCTCTTGCCGCAACCGGCCATGATCTGGTAGAGGTGCGAAAGGCGCAACCGTTTACTACAACTTTAGCTGTATCTGCTGGCACTGGGCTGGCACACCCCGCTATCATGCAACTCATTAGAAAGTACATTGCAGACTTTCAAGAGTTTGGCTTACTGACATTTCAAATTGCACCAAGAAAGGGCAATAGGCATGGCGGTGGCAATGTTGAGTACGCTGAACTCAATGAAGATCAGGCTACCTACCTCATCACGCTCTTCCGCAACAATGACGTGGTGCGCAGGTTCAAGATTCGCCTGGTTAAAGCCTTTCGCGCGGCAATCACTGAGATTGAGCGGCTTACTCACCAAAAGCAAGACCCACAATGGCAACTCATCCGCGATGAAACGAAGGTAGGCTTCAAATGGATGAGCGACACGCTCAAGGAAACGCGGGAATCGGTCGGCAAGGCTACCATGCCGCATCATTTCCAGAATGAAGCGCGGATGATCAACGCGGTGCTAGCCGGCAAGCATGGCAAACTGGATCGCAACACGCTGAGCGCGTCAGACTTGGTGCTGATGGCTGAACTGCAAAGACTCAATGCCGTGCTGATCGGGCAAAACATGCCGTACAAGGACCGTAAAGCCGTTCTCATGGATCGGGCTGTCAAGAAGCTCGCCGCTTAGACTAAATGTCGTGACTTCAGGATAGGCGGCGGTACTTCAACTCTTGCCGTCGCCTGTCATGAACCATTTTCCGGACTTCTCTTCTCATACCCGGCTACTCAAGGCCGAGCGGACCGAACGCCATCCCAGCGCAGCCCAGATCAAGGCGGGCAATTACACCAAGCGCAAGGTGCCTTGGCGCGGCATGACCATCAGCGTCGAGAACGAGGCGGGCAGCACCCGATCCGGCACGGACCCCGGCGGCAAGCGCTGGAGCATCAGGATGAAGTTCGCCTATGGCTACCTCAAGCTCACGGAAGGCGTGGACGGGGATCATGTAGACGTGTACCTGGGGCCTGACCTGGATACCGCGCCCAATGTCTACGTGGTGCATCAACGCAAGGTCAACGACTGGAAAGCCTATGACGAGGATAAGGCCATGTTGGGATTCACGTCCCGGCGCGCGGCCGTCAAGGCATTCCTGGCCAACTACACCGACCGGCGGTTTCTCGGGCCGGTCACGGTCATGCCGGTCGATGAATTCATCGAAAAGGCCAGGGCGACATTCAACCAGCCAAGGATGATCAAGACCTTTGTCGGTCACAGTGGCCGGCCAGGACTGATAGGCTGGTCAGTGAAGCGCATGCCGGCGCGGGACGGAAGCGAGGGTATGTCAGTCCCTGATGACGCCCATATTCGCCAGGTCAACGCTACCGTCAATAGGCAAATCGAAGCCTGGGCCAACCGGTCATTACCCACTAGCACGCTTTTGGATTTAGGGAGACCGTCCAGCATCCTGAGACGATTTGGCGTGCCGGATAAACCCATTCACTTAACGCAATCCGTTCTACGCAAGGCTACCGACAAAAAACATGGCCTGCATCCAACCGATCTCAAGGATCTAACACTGCACATTCAAGCGCCGTTGGCTGTATTCAAAAGCCGAAAAGGCAAGAATAGCCTGGTGGTCTTAACTGAAATCACGCATGAACAGGGCAATCTGATAGCCGCGCTGGACCTGAATGTTAAGCGCTTGGAATCAGATATTCACGATATTCGTAGCGTTCATCCAAAAGCCGATGCAAAGGTAGGCTATTGGCTGGCGGATGGATTGCTGCTGGGTTACGCAAAAGACAATGGCCGCCAGTGGCTTGAGTCCTCAGCCCCGTCCAATTCGGGGCAGTCCCAAGCCATGGCAGCCATCGTAAATGCGATTGTTTATGACAGAAGCCATCTTGTCAATGTCCAGGATATACGGAAAAGCATCGTCCTGACATTCCCATCCGGGAGTGTCTATTGGTTGTTCCAGCACCAATACCGCTGGCAAGTCAGCGCGCTCTTGCTCAAGGCGCTGGGACCGGGCGAGCGCTGGATAACAGTATTCCCTAACGGAAAAGAAAATAAAGGCGTGCCCGTACTGGTCCGCGAAACGCACGGCGGCTCCGGCGTCTATCACGTCATAGGCGGTGCCGGCGGCAAGCTCAACTATCTCAAGATGCGCGGCATAAAGCCCGAGGCCGACTATAAGGCCCAAGCGGCGGAACGCGCGGCGGTCCAGCGTAAGGCGCGACAGGAACAAGCCAGGATGGACCGCGAATCGGGCGTGGCCGACATTAAAAAGACGCAACGGGATGCTATCGTCGCCAAGCAGCGCGAGGCCGAGCGGCGATTCATCGAGGAGGTGGCCAAGCGACAAGGCTGGAAAGAGGAAGATATCGCCTTTGACGAAAAGGCCCACGCCAAGCTCTCGGATGCGGCCAAGCGCAAAGCCTATGCCAAGCATCACGGTGCCCTGCTGCGCAAGGCCAATGAAGCCATCGATCTACAGCGGCAACGGCTGGTCGAAGACCCGGACTTCCGCGCCGAGGCGGGGCTTGCCAATATGCCGGCGCAAAGCGCGGTCAGTCACGAGCTATCGGTAGCCGATATCGATCCGGTCACGCCGGGCAAGGTCACGCTGGGGTTCTCCCATGCGTTCGGCGAGCGGGCGCAACAGGCCGGCCTCTCGAAAGAGGCTATCCAGGCCGAGGCCGAGGCGACGCGAGACGCGCGGCTGACGCCGGACGAACGCGAGGCCCGCATCCGTCGCGGCGAAACCAGGCAAGCGGTCAAGGAAGAATTGGAACGCCTCCGCGAGCCGTCCAAGGCTGACGCGCTCAAGCCGAAACTGGCGGAAGCTCGGGAAGCGGTTGAGATGGTCAAACTGCAAAAGCAGTTGCAGTCCATCCAAAAGCAAGCACGGGAAGCGCGGGCGGATGTGGATAAGGACCCGTCCGGCAAGATTAAGACCTACAACATCACTGTGGGCGGGTCCGATCCCGACCTGGATGAAAAAGTCCGCGAGCAGGTTGAAAACGACATTAGAACGGTCCAAACCCGAACCTTCCTGTCCGCCATACGCGATACGGCGGGCCAGGATTACGAGCAATCCCTGAATGCGGCCATCGGCGCCGGCGCCTTCGATTCCGTCAATGCGCTGGCCATCGCGGCGGGCGGCGCGGCGCTGGTGGATCGGTCGGTCGTCGACGTGCTGGGGCCGGCCGGCGCGGCGCGGGTGCTGGCGCGGCGGCTACATGCCGATTTGGACAAGGGCACGGTGGACACGCTGACCGAGGATTTTGGCGACTTTCACGCCAATCATTACATGGCCACGTCGAAGGCGGCTCTGGAGCAAGCCGCCGAACTGCGCGAGACAGCCAGGCAACTCGAACTGGATGAGGCTCATGGCGCTCATGACCTGGTGACCGCCAAGGCCATTACTGAACGCAAGCTGGAAGCATTGACGGAAGCCCATCGCCTGCTCGCAACGGCGCTCGGGGAAATGGAGACCAACGCGGCGCTGGTCGCCGCGCTCAAGTCCGGCCGCGCCAATAAGCCGCTGGAAGTCGCCCTGGGCGGCGTCTCGCCGGAAGACGCCATCAGACAGGCGCGCGCCATTGGGCTCCCGCGCGTCGACTACCGGCTGGACCAGGTGGCGGGCAATGAAATCCTGACCGTGACCCCGGAAGGGCTGGACCGTCTGGCCAGGCCCATCGATGTGGCCGATTTGCGGCGGCGGCGGCGTACCTTGGACATCATGGAAGGCCGGGAGGATGAGGAGAACTGGCTGCCTAAAGGCGTGGCCAATCGTCCCGATCTCGCCATGCCGCCCGCCGATCCGGGCGTGGCGTCCGTGCTGGCCAAGCCGTTCGAACCGGGTGCAGACCTGGCCCGATCCCTGCGGGACTACATCGGCGGGCGCATGGCGGACGGAGACGCCGCAAGCGACATTCTGGCGGACATTCAAGGCAAGCCGTTCTTCGACAAGGCGGGCGATGAACGCTTCGGTGACTACCTGTCGGCGCTGAACGAGGTGGCTCCGCTCAAGGACGCCAAGGGCCGGCCGAGACCCATCGAAACCATGCGGCCGGAATTCGAGGCCATGGCGGATGAGTTTGTCGCCAAGCATTACGGGGCCGACCGCACGCCGCTACATCGGCAAACCTTCGACCCAAACGACGAGAAGGCGGCGGAATCGCTCTATCGCACCCTGGCGGAAGTGCCCGAGGGCATTGCCGCGTTCACGCCGATCGGCGAATTGACGCATGAAGATCGGCGCGCCTTGCGGGAATTCTTCCATGCCCATGTGGCGCGGGAAGACGAGGACGCGGCGGCCATTCGGCATCGTCTGGAAGCCATGAGCCGGCATGAGCCGGAACGCGAGTTTACCGACATGTTTGGCGAAACCGTGGAAAACCCGGAATGGCGCGAATGGAAGAACGAGCGTGATGGACTGGCGGAACAGGCCAATAAAGCCTCGCTGACCTGGGATAAGTACACGTCCATTCTGCGCGGCCATGCCAATGCCTATGCCACGCTGCAAGACATGATCCGATCGCGGGTCAACCAGGGGTTTACCGAACATTACAACCGGGCGCATCCCGATAAGCCGCTCAAGCGCGGGCGGACTCCGGTGCGCAACTCCCTGGCCCACGCGGACGCGATCGATCCGGCATTGCGCGAACAGCGTCTCGATGAGCAGCGGCAATTCAATGCCCGGCTGCAAGCGCGCGACCGCGGCCAGTTCGCGTCCGATGACGTGATCGGCAAGCAACAGTCCGCGCGAGCCGCCGAGGAGGCCGACAAGCAAGCGCAATTCAACCTGTTTGGCGACGATGAACCCGCCGACAAAACCGCAACCCCACTCAAGGCCGACGAGCGCTACACGCTAGGCCATGCCGCCGAAAACCAGATTGCCCGCATGGTCCCGATGATGGCGCGCAACTTCAAGCCGGGACAGCCGTTCAAGATGTGGCAACCGTCGATGAACGGCAAAGGCGTGGCGCGGCAGCGGGCCATCAAGCTGGTGGAGGCCAATAAGCGGTTTGCCCTTGGATTGGGTCCGGGCAGCGGCAAGACGCTGATTCAACTCGGGTCAATCAGTCACCTGTTGTCAAAAGGAAAGATCAATAGGGCGCTTGTGTTGGTCCCGTCCATCGTGCAATCGGAATTCCGCGCCGAAGCCGCCCGCTATCTCGATCCCAAGGCCAATGGCGGAAAAGGTTTCAACTATCACATCGAACCCGGCGCATCGCGGGCGGAACGCATCGCGGCCTACAAAGACCCGCAACATCATTTCGCCGTCATGACTCATTCGGCGTTCCGTGACGACATGATCCACATGGGCGCGCAACAGGCCGGCATCGAACCA